AGCACCTGCAGCTGCTGCTCCGAGACGCCGGTGGCCTCCAGGGTCGCGAGCGTGCGTTCCTTCTCTGCGCGCGCGACGCGCACATTCTGCAGCTCGAGCGCGGTCTTCGCCTCCGTGTCGAGTCCGAGCAGGTCGATCTCCTTGCGGAGAGCATCGTTGCCCTTGTCCAGCGCATCCAGTTCGGCCAGCTGGGCTTTCGCGCCCTTGGTGACCGCGGCCACCTCGCCATCGCGAAACTCCTTCTGCTGCTTGGCCAGGTCGAGTTGCTTCGCCTGTTCCAGGATCGCGGACTCGAGCGCCGGCGTCAGGCCCTTGAGCCGGCCGGACTGGACTTCGGCCAGGGCCTTCTCGTAGATCGTCAGGCTCTGGACGGCTTCGGTCTGCTTCTGGAGCCCTTCGAGGTAGCGCTCGGCCTCGCTCGTGGCCTCGGCCTTCGGTTTCTTGTCCTTCTTCTCCGCTCCGGTGAATGAAACCTGTGCGCGTGGATCGAAGCCGCGATCTTCGACGGAGCGCTGCGCGGCGGATTCACGCTGCGCCGCGAACTGACGCTTCAGCGCGTCCTGGATCTTCGTCGTGTCCTTGTTCAGGTTTTCGACGTAGGCCTTGTTCGCAGCTTCCGATACCGCGTTGCGTTCCTTGAGCGCCTCGGCAACGGTGCCGATCTGGTCGCGGAAGGCATACAGCGGGGAGCCTGGCGTCGCGGCGAGCAGCGCGGCCCCGACCTTGAGGTTCGCGAACTCGGACTGTGTCGCGGCAACGAACGCCTTGATCTCGGCCGCGGTGTTGCGCAGCGAATCGACGAAGGCGGCCACAAAGAGCGCGCCCTCCTCCGCCCAGTCACCGACCGACTTGTTCGCCTTGAGCCCGTCCGATGCCTTGCCGGCGTTCAGGAGCTCCTTGGCGTACTCGATCAGCACGTTCTGCAGCGCCGTGACCGCGGGCAGCGCCTCCGTCGCGATCACCTGCGCGTAGAGCTTCAGCTTGGCCGCGCTGATCGCTTGAGCGTCCGCATACGCGTCGGCCAGTTCGATCTGCTTCTGCGTCAGGATGACCTGGCGGCCGCCCTGCTCTTCGAGCTGCTTGAAGACCTTCAGCTGCTCGGCGCCGGACTTCCCGAACAGCGCGACGGCGATCGCGGTCTTGGAGGCACCATCCGCAAAGCCGGCCAGGGCCTTGCCGACCGCCTCGTACTGCGCAACCGGATCGAGCCGCTTGAACTCATCGATCGGGATGCCAAGCGCAGTCAGCGCGGCGCCGACGGCCTTCGACTCGTCATCGACGCCGGTCAGGCCTTTCGTCAGCCTGACCGATGCGCCAGCGATGGACTCCAGGCTGACGCCTGCACCTGCAGCGGCGAGCGCGAGCGAGGCCACTGACTCTGCGGTCGCACCGGTCTCCTCGGCCAGGTCCTGGAAGTCGCCCGCGCCCTTGACCAGTTCGTTGAACGCGATCACCGCGCCGGCGGCGGCCGCGGCAATCGTGGTCAGCGCGACCTTGCCGACCGTCGCCAGGGTCGAGTACGCCGCCTGCAGCTTGTCGTGCGCTTCGATCTGCGCCAGGGCCGATTCGGCGGACTTGAGCTGCGCGGCCGTGGCGCCCTTCATCGCCAGCTCGTACAGCTTGACTTCGCGCGCAGACTTGCCCAGCACGGCCGCCTGCTGCTCCAGGGCATCGACCTGCTTGTCGATGCCCTTGGCCAGCTTCGCGGCCTGCTGCTCGAGCTTCTTCGCGGCGAGCTCGGCTTTGGAGATCCCGGAAACGAACTCGGCAGCGTCGAGGCCCAGGCTGACCGTCAGTGCGCCTGCTCCAGTTGCCATCGGTCAGTCCTTCTTCTTCCGCTTGCGCGGCTTGAACGCGAACGCCTTTGCGGCGTCCTGGGTCCGTGGCTTGAACAGGAAGTCGTCGAACGAAACGTTCTTCGCGCCGCGGCTCATGGCGATCTGGTGGGCGATCTGCGCGGCATGAAGCTCCGCGCGGCGGTGCGGCAGGACGCGGCGCCGGTCATAGATCTGCCAGAGCAGGAGCTCCCGCTCCGTGGTCGTGGCTTCGAGCTCTCGGATGCTGCAGGACCGCGCCAGCGCCAGATCCATGATCAGGAGCTGGCGCGGCGTCAGTTTCCCGCGGGGTCGACCTCCTCGGGCGTCAGCGGCTTCTCGTGCTCGGCCCGGGCTTTGTTGACCTCGCTTGCGAACGATGCGGGCAGCGAGTCCAGCGCGTCCGTCAGCGCCTGCATGTCGTCGTCGCTGAGCGGATCGAACAGCGGCTTGCCGGTGTCGGACAGCATGACCGTCGCGAGCTGGCGCGCCATCTTGAAGGTCGTGGCCTCGGCGACCCGGAGATCCATCGCGATGCGCACGTCCATCACGGCCGTTTCGCGCACGAAGAAACTCACGCCGTGGATGGTCTTCGGGTGCAGCGGCAACGCCGACGCGACGGCCTGCTCGAGGAACTGCTGCTTGTTCATCAAGCCGCCTCGAAGTCTTCGCGCGTGCCGCTGTTGCGGAAAGTCGCCGAGCCTGTCCACAGCGTGCCATTGCCGGCCTGCTCGCTGGTCTGTTGCACGTAGCCGAGCTGCACCATCCTGCCGCCACCCTCGGGCAGGTCGATGCGGAACGCGGTCAGTTCCTTGCTGCCATCGAGTTCGGCGATGCGCCCCTGCAGCTCATCGGTGACCGGCGCGAACAGGTAGTCGACCTGCGTCGTGCCGGCGTCGCCGAGGCCGAGCTTGAAGGTCTTGTACTTGGTCGTGCACAGCGACGTGGTCTCGTTCTCGTCGGCCGAGCCGCCCTGGCGCTGGTAGTTGGTCAGCGCGCAGAAGTTCGTGAACGAGGCCACGGCGTAGGTGCCGCCGGTGCCGGCGTCGTACCCGGTGGCATCGATGCCCAGCAGCGCGAACGTGTCGACGGACAGCACCTCGATGATGAAGGGCTTGTCGTTGATCTCGGTCATGCCAGCGACGCCGGTGGGCATCACGACATCGCCGTCGGCCCGGCCGTGCGCCGCGTCGGTGACGACCGGAGGATTCGCCGCGGTGACTCCGGTGATCGCGCCGGGCGTGATCACGTTGAACGCGGAGAGCAGGCCGATGGCGCTGCCCTGGAACTGATAGCTGAGAGCTTCGCTCATTTTGGGCCTTTCAAGGGACGAAAAAAAGGCCGCTCAAGGCGGCCAGGATGGGGAAGCGGAACGGACTACGCGCTGGGGCTGGATGCGTAGATCAGGAAATCGAGACTCGCGCGAAACGTCTTCGTCTCGGAGTCGTACTCTTCGCGGCTGCCGTCGAAGAGGGCCGGCGGCGTGAAGGTCTTCATGAAGGCCATGATCGATAGGCGCAGCGCGCGCGCCGCAGCGAAGGTCTTCGCGACCGCATCGATCTGCACCCGGGTCGTCGCGCTCAGATCGCCGCTGTCACCGCAGATCGCGGCGGCCGGGTCGACCGAGATGAAGGTGTATCGGATCGCCGGCCAGTCGGGGTCCGCCGGCGCCTGCGGGAACGTGATCGGGTAGGCGCGATCGCTCGCGACCAGCGCCTTCAGGCCGGCGAACAGATCCTCCTCGATGCTCATTTCTTTGCGGCCGAAGCGGCGACGCCGGAACGCACGGTGTTGACGATGGCGTCGAGTGCCTTGTGCCCATCCTCATCGAATGCCGGGCGCATGAAGGGGTTCGCCTGCATCTTGACCGTCCCGAACTCCTGCAGCGAGCCGACGCGGCTCGCATAGCCATGCTTGGCGCCGGCAAGGACCACGACCAGGTGCTGCGATGTCAGCGGCGTGTCGCTCGGCTTGACCCGCGTAACCTTGATCTTCGAGGGCAGGTTGCGCGGCTGGACCGTGATGCCGTTGATCACGTAGGGTTCCTGCGCAACGGGAGCGCGGCGCTGCGCACTCTCCTGGATCACCCTGGCGCCGGCCGCGGTCGCGCGCCGGCAGATCCGCTCCTGGATGTCGGCATCGAGTCTTTTCAGCGTGGCGCCAAGCTCGCGCAAACCGGTGACCCGGACGAAGCTGCTGCCCATCTCAGCCCTCGTTCTTTCCGCCGCTCATGAACAGCGCGGCAAGGCGGCCGCGCAGCTGCTGGTCCGGGATGTCTGCAATGTTGTAGGCATGCCCCTTCCAGAGAATGCGATCGAGCACCTGCAGCCCGAGGCGCTTCTTGATGTCGGCGCGGATCCACACCGTGTAGTCGCTCACCGAGCGGATCCCGTTCGACAGGTAGGGCTCGGCCTGGCTCGCCTTGGTCGCGTCGACCGCGGCCCAGACCTTGCCGTCCCCGGCCTCGACAAGGTTCGACCACACGGGCACCGGATCGCCGGTGCCGTCCTGCGTCTCGACCTTGCGCTGCGGCGTGATGCGCTGGTCGAGGCGGCGTGCGTCGACGTTGCTGCGAATGCTCATGGCGCGCCGACCTTCAGAAGGTTTGAATGCGGAAGCTGCGCAGGAGCGCGTCCTGCGCGTTCTCCAGCGCCACGCGCTTGTCCGGGCTCAACTCGTCGTAGAGAAGCTGCACGCCGATCAGGATCGCATCCTTGATGGACGCCGGCACGTTGGCCGCGAAGTCTTCCTGCGTTTCCGGTGGGTCGGCCGTGGGCGCGTAGCCTGCGATGTACTCGATCTGAATCGCATCCTCGCGAAGGTACAGAGCGGGGGTGCTGAATCCTGCGATGAACCTCAGTTGCGCCACCAGGCCAGACATCTCGTAGTAGTTCACCGGGTCGATCGTCTGGAGCGTGTTCGTCTCGTCGAGATACTTGACGGTAGAGATGGCGATCAGCGGCGGCCGCGGCAGTTCGATCTGCCCCCAGTCTTCGGCGCAGCCGTTCATGTACCACTGCAGCCCGCGGCGGCCGTTGCCGCGCATGGGCCCGCGCTCCAGTCGCAGGGTCTGCTGCACGAATGCGCGCCGCGTGATCTGCTCGCACTTCTCGCGCGCCGTCGTGATCTGGCGGCGGAGCATTGCATCGTCCGGGTGGCTCAGCTCGGGCGGCTCGCCGGTACTGTCCGGATCGAGCCGAAGGTGCGAATAGACCTCGGCCAACGATACAGGCTCGAACGGCGGTGGCGTGACGACAACGATGTTCATGATCTGCTACATCAGGAATGCGGTTGCGAGGCTGCGCCGACTGCCGGTTGCGGCTGCAAAGTACGGCGCATAGGCCGCCGCCGCGTATTCGCCCATCGTCACGTAGCCAGCCGCTGTCGGATGGATCTCGTCGACGGTTTCGATGTCGATCCACCCCGACGTGTCGATGAAGACGACCGAGGGATCGGCGAGATCGGCGACCACCGACGCGATGTCTCCATTGACCGATGAAGTGTCAGCGCGCGGCGTGACGCCGCGGCACAGGATCAACGGCACGCCGGCGGTCTTCAGCGCTTCGATGATCTCGCCGTAGGAGGCGCGGAACGGTGCTCCGCCGCTGTCATTGCGACCGATCGCGATGATCGCCACATCGGGCAGATGGACCGACGCCAGGATCGCGGCCATATCGTCCGAGAGGCCATCGGCGCTTTGTCCAGACTTTCCGCAGCCCTGGCCGACAAAGCCCAACGCCGCGGCGGCCTTGTAAAGGTCCATGGATGCAG